GTGGGTACTGCGGATGAAATTAGAAGTTCTGCTGAGGAATATGCAAAAGAATCTATTAATGATAATGGTTTAAAAAACATGTTCAGTGATAATTTTATGTCAAATTACATAAATGAAAGTTATTTTGAGGATTACGTTAGAGATTATTACGGTGATATAATATATCAAGACCCTGAGAGTTGGTTGTCATCGGAACAAAGAGAACTTGACCAAACTCAAGAAGATGAAATAGGTCTTAATGAAAAGAGAATTCGATTAAAAAGAAAAGAGATTGAATACTACCAATCAATGATGGAGAAATCACCATCTACAGTAAGAAAAAGTTTAGAAAAAAAGATTGAGTCTATAGAATCTAGTATAGATAGATTGGATGTTGAAAATGAATCAATCAAGTCTGACCCACAAGGGGATTTTCCTGATGAAGCAATTGAGAACGAAATTGAAGACAGAGTTAGTGAAGCGGTTGATTATCCTATGTCAACAATCAGAGAATGGGATATGGAAATTGAAAACTTTGTTGATGTTGATGATTTGGTTGAGGGTTGGATTGATAGTGATGGTGTTGAGATTTTATCTCATTATGATGGCACTGTGGATGAGCAAAAAGTTAATGGTGAATATTATTCCATAGTTAGGATTGAATAATTTTGGGGGTTTTTTACATTTAGGGAAATGACAAGGAGAAAAAAACAATCATTCAAATTAGACCCCGATTGGATGTTATCTCAACCAATAGACTTTGAGTATAACAAATATACAATTTTAAATTACATTCAAAAGTGTGAACAGAATTTTGATAAGTTTGAAATTTATCCTGATTTTGTTGAACTTGCCTTGCACCTAGCCAATGTTCAATCTTTAATTAAGGAAAGAAGATTGTTACAAACAAAAAAGAAGTTTGAGTCTTGTGATGATGAGATTCTGTTAAAAGAGTTACATCCACAACAACTACCAACCATGGAGGACGGTGAATACAATGAACTTGAAAAGACATTAGTTTTTTCGGGTAATAGATTGATGGACACGTTTAACATCGGAAAGTCCATTTGGAGTATTGTATACGAGTCGACCACATTGAATGAAAAGAAAAATGGTGACAACATGGGTTTTGGACACGGGTTTATTTATTACCCAATTAAATCAAAGAAACAATTATACCTTTGGGAATACTCAATTAGAAAAATGAAAAAGACCAAGTCAGATGCAAAAATTTATTTTGACTTGATTTGGAGTGGTGACCCACAAGGTCAAAGAATCAATACTTTAATTAAGGAGTCAACATCTTGGAAGGAAATAATTGACTTCACCAAGTTACCGGTGTTTCAAGTAGAATCCAATGAGAATTTTCCTTTTGAACAAACACTAATCCCAATGATAAAGCGTAAGTTATTGGCTTATATCCTACAAAGTGTTCCAAAAGAAAATTGGGAATCGTTTGATAGTTTAAAAACAATTTCTTAATTTTATCACATGGGATTCACAAAACGATACGTAGCCGAAGAAATTACAAAAAAGTATTTGGACGAATCTAACCTTAAGGGTCTTTTTACCCCTAAGGTGGACACGTTCATATTTGTTGACGAATTCTCATCCAAGGTTTACGAGTTGTTCAAGGAAGGTCACGATGATTCTCAAATCAAATTAAAACTCAATATAGAAACAAACAATTAAATTTATGAAGTGTATTAAAACAACAAAACAATTCGGAAGGTATGCTCTCGGTCATATGCTTCGTGTATCTGACAAAGATGCCTACCAAAGAGTGTCTACAGGTTATTGGACTTTCATTCCAAAATCAGAGTTCAAGGGGTCTACCGGTGAAAAGGAAGTAATTCACGAAGAAGACACCAAGAAAAAGAAATCAAAAGAAGTAGAAAAGAAATCTTATGGAAGGAAAAAAACTAAGTAGTTTACTCTCTAAACTACGTCAGCCCCTACACATCTCCTACATTTCAAAATACATTTTGAAGGAAGATTTAGAGACAACACAAAAAGAATTGGATGACCTTGTTGAAGAAGGTTTGATAACAGAATCTCCATTGGCATCAAAATATTATGTGGTTCAAACTGTACAAAATTAGAGCTAAGATTGCTCGTGAGACACATTTGAAATTTGGAGAAAAATTCCTATATTCATATGTGAATGGTGAAAAGAATGGTTGGATGTCAATACTTGGATTTAAAGTGGGTTGGACAAAAGAACCTCTTTTTTCGGTTAGACATGGTTATACCAAATCAATTAAAATTAAAGATTATTATATTACACTAAAATGATTTCACACATAAAACTTGAATATGTTTGGTTAGATGGATACCAACCCGAACCTAATCTTCGTAGTAAGGTTAAGGTTATTCAGATGGATTTTGATAAAATACCACTTTGGCCTGAGACACTTCCCGTATCAATGTGTCCTGAGTGGTCCTTTGATGGTTCGTCAACCAAACAGGCTGAGGGTCATTTCTCGGATTGTATTCTTAAACCTGTTAGAGTTTATAACAATCCACTAAACAAAGTACGATTAGAGTCATATTTGGTTTTATGTGAGGTTATGCATCCTGATGGAACACCGCACATAAGTAACACCCGTGCGGACATTGGATACGAGGAAGAAGGTCTTTGGTTTGGTTTTGAACAAGAATATACCATTATGAAAGATGGAAGACCTTTGGGTTTCCCTGAGAATGGATATCCTGAACCACAAGGAAAGTATTATTGTGGTGTGGGTAACGGTCAGGTTCATGGTCGTGAGTTTGTTGATAAACACATGGAATACTGTCTGATGGCGGGTATTGAAGTTACAGGTACCAATGCCGAGGTTCTTTTGGGTCAGTGGGAATACCAAGTGTTCTCAAAAGGAAAAGAGAAGGCTGGTGATGATTTGTGGATGTCTCGTTATATTCTACAACAGATGTCTGAAGACTACGGATTCAAAATTGAATTCCACCCAAAACCTGTCATGGGTGATTGGAACGGTTCAGGACTACACTGTAACTTCTCAAACGATAGAATGAGAAATGAAGGTGGTGAGAATTACTTTAAGAATATCTTCAGAGCGTTTGACACTCGTCATGAACTTCATATTCAAAACTATGGTTCAGATAACAATCTTCGTCTGACAGGAAAACACGAGACACAATCTATTGACAAGTTTAGTTGGGGGGTATCAGACCGTGGTTCATCAATCCGAGTTCCACTTCAAACATCTAAGGAATGGAAAGGATATGTTGAAGACCGTCGTCCGGCATCTAACGGTGACCCTTATAAAATTGTGAGGGTGATTGCTGAAACATTAGACTTTGCATTGACTCTTGATGAAATAAGTCATAATATGTTTGCGGAGGTTGATACTAAGAACTCTCCAATGAACAGGGTTTTTGAACAAACACAGAACAACTATGAGTAATGAAATGGTGAATCACCCTCAACATTATGGTGGTGAGGATAATCTTTATGAAGCAATCAAAGTAATTGAGGCTTGGGACTTGGATTTCCACTTGGGTAATACTGTTAAGTATATCTCAAGAGCGGGAAAAAAAGGAACAGATAAAGAACTCCAAGATTTGAAGAAAGCTTTTTGGTACCTTCAAAGAAAGATTGAGAATTTAGAGAATGCTAATTGAACTAAGATATAATCTTAATCATAGAAACGGTGATAAACCTTGGAAAGTTTTTATTGACCAACAACTATTAAAGGTTGATGTTGTTGAGTTCAATTGTCCTATTAGTTCATCTATAGGTGTTAGTGTAGATGGTAAACCAACAGGACACGTGGTTTGTAATTCAAATAAGGTTATATTACAGAATGGTGTTCTAACAATTGAGTCATGAAATACAAATTGGCTGCGTCAGGTGGTAGTGAAATAGGTTGGGTTATTCAATCAGAAGACAATACACTTTCAATTAGATGTGGAGAATTTGAGATTTCAGTACCAACAAAAACATTTATTGAAAATTCCGGAGCTTGGTTGGAATTTGAAACAAAAAACAATATTATAATACAAGGAAAAAAAGTTGTAATTTATTAAAATGGTAGAAAATTATTTAGGAAAAATCGTTAACGGTGACTGTATTGAAGTCATGAAAACCATGGAAGAAGGTTCCGTGGATTTAATTGTGACTTCACCTCCATACGGTGTTGGAATTGAATACGACGTACATGATGATGATATGATTTGGGAGCAATATTCAAAATTTACATATTCGTGGATGGAACAAGCATACCGTGTTCTAAAAGACGACGGTAGAATTGCATTAAACATCCCTTACGAGATTAACCGTCAGTCTAAAGGTGGTAGAATTTTTATGGTTAGCGAAGTTTGGCAAATCATGAAACAGATTGGTTACAAGTTCTTTGGAGTTGTTGACCTTGAAGAAGAATCTCCACACAGAAGTAGAACCACGGCTTGGGGGTCTTGGATGAGTCCTTCGGCTCCGTACATCTATAACCCAAAAGAGTGTGTTATTTTGGCATACAAAAACAAACACATCAAAACAATTAAAGGTCAACCTGAATGGGTTGGTGAAATGGGTGAAGTTGAAGGTAAGGATGGTAACATGAGACCAAAAATGATGTACACAGAACAACAAAAACGTGAGTTCATTGATTTGGTCTTTGGACAGTGGAATTATTTTGCGGACACCAAGAGTATGACTAAGGCAACATTCTCAATGGATATCCCAACTAAAGCAATTAAAATCCTCACTTACAAAAACGATATTGTGTTAGACCCTTTTGCTGGTTCAGGTACAAGTATGGTTGCTGCTGAGACATTGAATCGTAGATGGGTGGGTATTGAACTAAGTCCAAATTATGCTAAAATTGCCAATGAAAGAGTTGGATTCTTCGTTCAACAAAAAAGACAACAAGTTTTAGATTTTTCAAAAAAAACTGTTGAAACTTTGGACTAATTGAATATATTTATTTTCAATTATGGTTAAACGAAAGACCAAAAATAAAATTAAAAATAAACACTCGGTGTGAGAAAGAATCCGTCATTTGACGGATTTTTTTTTGCCCATAACGCAACAAAAAACAAAAAAAAATGAAAAACACAAAAACCTACAACGAACTGGTACAAAAAATGAGACAATTCTTCCTTGACAGGAATTTTCTTGAAGTACCGACACAGTCAAGATTATCAATCCTCGCAGCTTGCGAGAATCCTCACTCAGTAAAAACGTTTGAGTACAACGGAGAAATTTGGCCTTTACCACAGACAGGTCAAATGTGGTTAGAGTACGAATTACTCAAAAACCCTCAATGGGATGGAGTTTTCTGTGTATCAACTTCCTATCGTGAAGAAAAAAACCCAATCCCCGGTAGACATGAAATGATTTTCCCGATGTTTGAATTTGAATCAAAAGGTGGGATTAAAGAACTTCTTAAGTTAGAGTCTGATTTACTTGAATATTTGGGTTTTGAAAAAGAGGTAGAGGTTAAATATGAAGATGTTTGTGAAGAATACGGTGGAGTTCCTATTTTAGAAAATGAACATGAACAAAGAATGTGGCAAGAAAAGGGTCCTGTGGTATCACTACAGTATTTCCCAAAAAGAACAAATCCATTTTGGAATATGAAACACAAAGATGGTGAGATATTCAACAAAGTTGATGTTATCCTTTACGGTCAAGAAACAATTGGTTCTGCTGAACGTTCATGTGATGTTGAGAAAATGAGAGAAATGTTCTACACGATTGAAGGTGGTGGTTATTCCGCCAAGTTGTTTGAACTATTTGGTAAAGACAGGGTAGAAAAAGAACTCGAAGAGTTCCTAACAATGAATTTCTTTGAAAGATTTGGTGGTGGAATTGGAATGACTCGTATGGCACGAGCATTTGAGTTACTCAAACAAGAACAACTTGAATTGGTTTAATCTTTAAAGTATCTAAAATTACATATTGGTTTACCATTAACAAGTGGCATACCATGTTGGTCAAAGGTGATGGTTTTTACTATCACCTTTTTATTTTTGAATCTACCAGTTAAAATGGTATCACCAATCTTTATATCTAATTGAACCATATTATCATAAATATCAGTCTGTTTTTATATCTAAAGGGTATTTATTAAAAAACAATAAGAATGTCCCAAATAGTTTTAACAGAATCACAGCTTGTGGAACTCAAAACCAAACTTTATCGTGATAAAGTTATTAAGGAAAGTGCGGGAAAACTACAACTCAACGAAGCCACTGGTTGGAATACTTTTTTTGATTATGTTGGTATAATTGACCCAACAGGTATGGTGGACTTTTTTAATGGATTATCTTACTTCGACCAAGGTGATAATTTCTTTGGTATTTTATCAATGGTTTCAGCAATACCTCTTTTGGGTGATATGGCGGCTAAACCACTTATGATTAGTGCTAAGGCAGGTAAAACAAGTTTGAACATGTTAAGAGGTGCAATGGCTACGGGAGATGCTGTACAAGTTGCAAGAGCAGCTGCTAAAAGTGGTCCTGAGGCAAAAAAATTCGTAAGTACTGCAAATCAGTGGTCACAACCGTTGATGAATATATTAGAAAAAGGTAAAAACATTCCGTTAATTGGTGGTTTTTTCAAAACTATTGAAGGAAATGTTAAATTGTTAACAGCTAGTGCCGATGCAATGAATGCTGGTAAAACAGGTATGTCTGTTTTTAGAAACTATGGTATTAATAGACAGAAAGGTTTATTGAGTCGTTGGTGGCAAAGAGGTTTGGGATTACAAAAAAATATACAATTGTCCAAACAACTTGCGGCAACAAAGTTTTGGTCAAGATTTTTAGACTCTTTGGGTATTGCAAATTTTGTTGGTCCCGATAAATTTGAATCTATTTATGGTCCTCAAATAACTCAGGAGGCTCTTGAGACATATGCATCAACTACAGAAGGTCAATCACTTTACCAACAAGAAATTGCAAAACTAATGGGTCAAAAACCCCAAACACAACAATCACCAACTGTTGTAGGAAATACAGAAGGTATTTCACAATCACCAATAACTTCAGTGTTACTTAAATTATTGAGTCCAATATAATGAAAGAAGAATATATTTTAAAATTAGTCCAAATTCAGAATCAATTTAGATTCTTACACTGGCAAACAACATTTGATGCTAAACACAAGGCTTACGGAAACGTATATGAATCCCTAGATGATTTTATTGATGAATTTGCCGAAGCAATGATGGGTAAATATGGTAGACCAGAATTCCCTTCAGAATTTTCAATTATGTTCCAAGACATAGAATCTTTATCAATGCAAAACTTCATAGATGGAATCTGTGAGTTCTTAATCTCAATGTCAGACGGATTGGATTCAAGAACCGATAGTGATTTACTTAACCTCAGAGATGAGATGTTAGCAACTATCAATAAATTAAAATATCTATTAACTTTAAAATATTAATATGAGTAAATTTCTTATTAACGAAGAAGAGAAGAAAAGAATTCTCGGAATGCACTTAAATGCCACTTCAAGACAATATCTTAAGGAGGATTTTAATAATTCCATGACAACAATCGAGAGATATAATTACAATATGGCAATCCAATGTTTCTTGAATAAAAAAGGAGTTAAGGACGATGCTGGAAAACCTCTTGTAATGGACGGTTCAATAGGTAATTGGCCTAAGTCCAAAAGTGCTCAAGCAGTTGCTACTTATCAAAATATGATTAAGGTTTATCCTGCTGATGGTGTTTGGGGTGAAGACACAATGGATAAAATGCCAGAAAATGACAAAGTTATTTTTAAACAATGTGTTTCTGACCATGGAGATTTATTCCAAAAAGTTATACATTATTTTGGTTGGGACTAATGAAAAAGGTAATTAAAGAATCGGGTTTACGTGACATCAAAGCTTTGGCGAAAAGATACCCAAAGGCTAAGATATATTTTCACCAAGATTTAGATGGTGTAACAACTGCAATTGCAATGAAAAAATATCTTGAGGACAATGGTATTGATGTCGTAGATTCTGAAGTAATTCAATATGGTGAAAAAGAGTTCTCCGTTAAAAAACCTGATGCGAGTGGTGATGTGATGCCAGTCCTTGTGGATTTTGCTCACGGTAAACCAATGTTTGTGATTCACACAGACCATCACGACACTCAAGTGGGTGCTGAGAAAGATGCCGCTAAATCGTTCCGTCAGGCTCGTTCTAATGTTGAAACCATTTCACAAATCATTTCTCCAAAAGAACTATTCCCAAGTAAAGATATTTTGTTGATTTCGACAGTGGATTCAGCAGACTTTGCAAGACAAGATTTAACAACTCAAGATGTTGTTAATTTCTTATTTAGACTAGATAAGGAAAAGGATTTATCACGAAACAAGATGTTGATGGGACTTGTGACAAACAAGTTATTATTGGCATTTAAAAACAAAAAAGGTTTTTTAGAGTCATTAGTGATGGATTCAGAACCTTCATTATATTCGATACTCAACAACATTAAAAAATGGATGAGTGAGAATACTCGTGAGACCCCTGAGAGATTACAAAGAAATGCTAAAGAATATATGGATTCAATGGCAAAGCATCCGAACGTTAAAGTTGAAGATGGTATTATCCTTCAATACGGGATGGGTTCATTAAAAGGTACTGGTTCTTACGATAGATACACACCATTTAGAAATAACCCTGAGGCGGATTTCTTAATTATTATGTGGCCTTTAGGGTTAGTTCAAGCGTCTTGTAATCCATTCAAGAAAGATAGAGAACTTAAAGGTGTTAACTTAGGTGAGATTAAAGATGAGGTATTGGAAAAGTGGAAGTCACAACTTCAAGATAGAACTATTCCATTATCAACAATCAAATACATTGCAGAAACTGCCATGGGTCCTGAATCAGTAGGATTCACATTCAAGGACTTTGATGCAATCTACGGTGGTAAAATTATGATGATGGATGGTGGTGAACAGATATTGGAAAAGTTAAGACCAATTGTTGACAAACCATTTTCAGAACTAACTGAACCTGAAAAAGAAACTTTGGATAAGATTGGTGTAAATGCTTGGGATTTGATTCAAGCAAACTCAGGTGGTCACAAATGTATTACAAACATTTCTGGTTTGAACTTTTTGGGTAGAGCTAAAAGACCATCTACAGGACCATACAAGTATGACCCTGAAAGAGATGATGCTCCATACATCAAATTTGTTAAGATGATTGGTCAGGAATTCTTTAGAGTGTTGAAAGAAAAGATTGCTCAGAGCAAACAACAGAATTAATCAAAGATGAATTTTATTTCATCACCTTTGTTAATTCCCAAATCTTTGGAAGAACCTCCAGTAATTTCAAGTATCACATACCCACGACCACAGTAAGAGTCGCAGTCTTCTTTATCACCACAAGGTAAACAATTATGGTGGATTTTAGATATAATTTGGTTATCAATAAAAATTATATCCAACGGTATGGTACAGTTTTTCATCCAAAAACAATTTGTGTAGTCATTCATCAAAAATAACATTCCGTTAAAATTGTCGTTGAAAGTTTTACCCATCATACCAATTGCACGACTTCTATTATCATCGGCAATCTTCACCTTGAAAATGTTTTCACCTATTTTTACTTTCATGATTATTTATAAATATGAAAGAAGTTAAAAGACTCGGTGGTGTTTTAGTTAAAGTTAATGGAGAATGTCTTTTATGTAAGAGAGGACAGAAAGCATCGTACCCCAACACATGGTCCGTTCCTGGTGGGCATGTTGAGAAAGGGGAAACAACTAAAGAAGGTGCTTTAAGAGAATTCTATGAAGAAACTGATATTGATATTAGTGATTATGATTTGAATTTAGCAGGTGTGATAGTAAATAGGAAGAAGACTAATGATGATGTTAAATCATTGATGTATGTCTATTTATTACCAACCCATGAGTATATGTATCCAAATTTGGAAACTGCTCAAGATGGTCACGAACACACTGATTGTGGTTATTTTGGTCTTGATAAGATAAAAAACCTTACTATTGGTACCAATTTGAGAAAAATTATTGAAAATATTTTGACAGAAGATTGACTTTTGTTAAAAGTGTTATATTTATAAATTCTACCGAAAGGTAGAGACACCCCACAAAAAAGTTTCACTTAGCCCCTTTGACAATTTGAAAAAATTGTTTTATCTTTGTGAGACACTCGGAAGAAGAGGAGTTAAATCCTCGGTTCACAATCCCACAACGAGTGTTTGAGAAAACATAGAAAGTTGTGGGATTTTTCTTTTAATAGAGAGTGTACGTTCTTAAAATAAATTGTGGGATAGAGCAGAGGTAGCTTGCAAGGCTCATAACCTTGAGGTCGGGGGTTCGAATCCTCCTCCCGCAACAAAAAAAAAATCACTTAGGTGCTTGACAGAATGAAAAACTGTTGTATCTTTGTGTAACAAATCAGGAAACTGAAACGTTCTTTAAATTATTGATTATTCCATCAGTATGTTGATGATGAGACCCTCGGGTTGATTCTGAGAAAAATACTGAGAAAAGATAATCGGCCGCCTATGGTCGTTAAATAAACCACGAAAGTGGGATAAAGTGGTCTACTAAGGTTTATGGTAGACTGCGGTTCCTTCGGGAGCTCGAGTAGGCAAGCGGGATATCAAATAGTCTTGAGTATCGAGGGTAACACTGTAGAGAAAGTGATTGTTTGACTTGGTGATGTGGGTCATCGGGTTGAGGGGGGAACCCCAATAAGAATAACTCGTAGAATTGTTGTGGGAAGTAGGGTCATCCAACCTTATTACTGCGGGATTTAATATGAGAGGAATCTTAAAGACGAAAGTCAAGTTGTCGTACAGGTGGTGCTGTTAACAACCTTGATGACAACCTACCAAGGTTGTTATCTTGAAGGGGTCTCAGAGTATGGAGGTAGGGATATCTCAGAGAGTAGTTAAGTATCGAGTCGCTCAAAAGGTGGCTTGGCTTGGTGGCGAACCACTACTTTCATCCATCCACGAACCAAAAACTTTGCATTTTGAGATATGCAAATATCATAAGACAAAGGAAAAGTGTTCGTCAGTCGTCGGTGAAAGGTGACTACATAGTAATGAGATGTTCATTGCCGTTGTGGGTTCCCAAGACCCAAACGATTCTTGTGAACGTTCTCTAATCCCGCAAGGATGAGTTGGTGGGGCACCATCGAAGAGTAACAAGTAAGAAGAGAGTAACCAGCGACTCAAGGAGTGGTTCCCCTAAGTGACCGTCACTGAGAATTACAGTTCAAAAGACTGTGGAAACGGAAAGAAAAAATAATGTTCCTAAAGATTCTCAACCGAAGGTGTATTCTCAACCTGAGTAGCCAACCCCACCAAGGATAGTATCCTTGGTCCGACCCCGAGAAGAAATTTTCGGGGTTTCTTGTTTATAATAGAAATGTTTTGTATCTTTGTAGTGTTAGAAAAACGGAGTTATGAAAATCAACATGAATTACATCAAGATTGAAAGCGAAAGGTTTGGGGTTCTATTGAACGAAGGATTTGTAGATGCTGTCCAGTTCAAGTTGTTCCTTAAAATGGTACATGGTTGTTTGGTTAACAAGGAGGACCTTTCGTTCTTCAACGGTGTTGACTTTATGGTTCATGTTCCGTATCGTTACTTGGTTGACTGTATCGTCCTTACGTCTCAGGACAAATTTGAATCTGAGACTACTATTGCCGAACACTTCAAGTCAAAAATTGAGGCGTTAGTCACCAAGTAATTTCCTGACATTATGTCAGGTGGTGGAGTGATTGACTGTCATTCGGTCAGTCCCAAAGAGGGGTTAGCTTCGGTTGACCCCTTTTTTATTTTGTTTTTCTTTCTCCTAAGAATAGTGGGAGTCCTAAATTTTCTGAAGATAGATTTCGGAGTGAACTCATCCACTCATCAACAGCATCTGAGTGCTGGTAAGGGTCGTCTTCCCAAATAGCATCTAAAAGACCGTCCAAATCATACTCAACCAAACCTTCGTCTGTTGTATCCACTTTAATTTTAGAATCTCCTAATTCCCAATTATCAACAACAACTGATGCGTAATATGGTTCGTCTATGTCGGCTAATTCTATGATGGCGTCGTCAAATTTCAAATCCACAAAACTTTCTTTGTCTCCGAATTTTTTATAAGGGTACAATCTAAGATAACCATCTTTGTTCTGTGATTTCAGTAAAGTCTTTTTTATAAATTCGGTTAGTTTTTCCTCACCCAATAAATCGTTGAGTTCGATGATGAATAATCGAGGTGTGAGTTCAAAAAGTTCCAAAAAGGTTTCGATACGTGGATTAGGATAACCACCACGACTTTTCAAAAACTTTAATAATGACTTAGCTTG